CGCAGCGTCCCGCAAACGGCCGATCCGAGCGAAAATGCCGGCGGTTCTCATGACGTTGCGCTCACTTCAATCCCTGTGCGCTTTCCACGGAAACACCACAGCCCCGGCGCCGGTTCCCGGGCACGTCGGCGAGAGCGCGATGAGCCGACGTCGAAGCCGTTTGCCAGCCTCCTCACGCCCTCGCATTTTTCCAAGATCGCCGCGGACGGCAGCGCGCAATTTCCTTGCCGTCAAGGCAGCATGGGAACACGGTGTGCCCCGCCACATGGTCTTGGTGAACCGGGATATGCCGAGAAATTGGGGGATATTCTGGGATAGATCGGGGCGGATCAGGGGGGTTGGGAGGCGCTGGGCGCACGCTGGTGCGCGGTGGAAGTGGCAACCGCTACGCCACTTCAGAAGGTGGCCGCGCAAAGTGGTTTTGAAGTGGGCGTACGGCCGTGTAAGGCCGCGATGCAGCCGCCCCACGACAGGGAACGGTTACGGGGTCGTGGCGCTAAGCCGCAACTAAGGTTGCTGCTTGCCACACTCCCGACTGCGGATCGTAACAGGCTGCGCACGCGGTATTTTGATGCGGCGCCAGTGTGGAGGCGCGCACGAGAAGTGGCAACCGCTACCGCTACATGGTGACCGCGCACTTCCCGGCTCAGGGCAAGAAGTGGGAAGCGTGCTTCCTACTTGCCGGCGATGTGTGTGCAGGCCAATTATGTCGCAAAAACAGTGGGTTGTCCGAACAGGTTCGGCGATGCAGCCGAGCGGAACTGGGAAATCACGTTAGGCGCGCGACCATGCAGACGCGGCCAACGACCGTGAGCTGGCTCGCCTCCGCCGCGTCCAGGCGTTCCTCATGGTAAGCGGGGTTGTCGCTGCGGACAACGACGTGGCCGCGGATGTCGCGTTGGACGCGCTTCACCTTTAATTGTCCGGCGTATTCAAGGACATAAATAGCATCGTCGGCGATGCGTTCGATGCCGCGATCCACCAGCACCAGGTCGCCGCTGCGGATCGTCGGCTCCATGCTATCGCCCACGGCCGTGATCAGGGCGAGCTTGTTCGGTGTAGTGTGTAAAACGTTGTAAATCCACCTTTTGCCAAGGGCAAAGTGATCGACAACGTTCTCGGCAGCCAAGTCGCGCCCGCCGCCAGCGGCGGCCTCCGCGCTGTAAAGCGGCACAACGGCAAAGTCATCATCATCATGGTGAGTTCGGTCCGCCGGTGACGGAGCCGGTGTCGGACTGGAAGCGGCCGTCTCGGCCTGCGCGGGCGATTGCAGGGGCTGTCCGGTAGCGAGCCACTGGACGGAGACGCCAGCAGCGTCGGCCAACGCGCAAAGGACATCAACCGGTGTCGTTGCCCCCCGAGTGTACCGCTTTATCTGTTGAACAGATTTGTTGGACGCTGCGGCAGCGTGTGTGGGCCCGAGCTGCTCGACAACCCATCGAAGCCGGCTTGACAGTTCAGAAGTGGAACCGTCAAGCGCGCTTTCCGGTTCTGCGCGCCCCTCTTCGCCCCGAGTTTTTTCAGCGTTCTCGGTCACTTACGCTTTATCTCCATATCTGTTTTGCGCATTAGAACCGTAAAGCGGCTACCCCTCTTGATCTGGTGACCAGATATGTCTATCGTCAGTCACACAGTTGACCTTCGAGGCCCGAGAAAAGCCGGCGCGCAGGCCGGCGGCAGAGGAGCGGATGCCGCGACGCACGAACCTTCATCCGGCCGATGTGCAGGCCCGTGTGCGGAAGGCGGGCGGCTCGCTCATCGGGATCGCGCGCGAGATGGGTGTGGACCATTCGACGGTCAGCCACGCCCTGCGCCGTCCGATCCCGCGCGTGAACCGCCAGATCGCCGCGTTCCTTGGCAAGCGGCTCTGCGACCTATGGCCGGAGTGGTTCGACGCCGACGGGCACCGATCCTCCACCGCCAACGGTACGCAGGCGCCGGGCCGGAGTCAGCGTCAAAAAGCGAGGGCGGCATGAACGAGCAGGACCGGGACAACCGCAGCATGGCTGACACGCCGGACGGGGTAGATCAGGGCGTGTCGGGTTCGGCCGAAGCCCCCGACCCGGACCGGGTGGTCCCCCGTGACCAGGTCGCGCCCTTCCTAGAGGGGCTGGGGCTCTTCGAGCGCCGTCTGACCGCCCGGCAGTGGGCGGCCATCGGCCACCAGACCCTCCTCGTCGAGCTGGGGTGTTTCCCGGCTACTTCTCTTCGTCAGCTCTGTGAAGGGCTCGAAGCTCCCTCAAACGCTCAAGGGCCGGACGATTGAATTCGGCTACGCGCGGGTCGCTGGCTTCAATGTCCGCTTCGAGGTCAGAAATAATGTCGTCGATCGAGACGGTTTCGCTGGTCTCAAAGCGCTCCAAGACCTTGGTGGCGATCAGGCGTGCCAGGAATGTGTGCCCGCCTTCGCTCCACGTACGGACCATCGTGTCACCGAGCTTGCGGGCGTCCTGTCGCGGGTCGTTCTCGGACATCGGTTTCCCCTGCCTCTCCGTTGTTCCCGCACGTGACGGTAAGGGGATTCGGGCCGGTCGTCATCGCGCGACGGTGGCGGCCGGTCCGTCATTCACGTCAAAGCAGGAGGTGGGTTATGAGCGCAGCTACTCGGTATCGGGATCAGATGAGGCGTCTCCGGGGCCATCTCGCCGAGATGCGGAGAGCCGCCGAAGCAATTCGTGCTGTGATGCGATTGTCATAGCCGATCCTGTCTCGGAAAAGACGCCCTCAAATTCCTTGAGCAGGTCGCCGGCGGCTTCGATCGGCTCGGCGGCCTCTTCTCCCATTTGTGAGCGGGTGAAGTCGGCCGTTTTTTGTAAATGCTCCAGTATATCGGATCTGTCGAGGACGCCTTTATCGATCAATATGCCCGCAAGGGAAATGAAGAGCATCGTGTTCCCTTTGACCAGGCTCTCGATCTCTTCAAAGCGTTTTTCTGACATCTGTTTCCCCTCCGTCGCTTCGTTGGGCACCCGCGACGATAAGGGGATTCGGGCCGGTCGTCATCGCGCGACGGTGGCGGCCGGTCCCTCGCGCGCGGCGGGCCGGGAGGCCCTGGCGTGATGGCGCGCCAGCGGACAGATGCGGCGACGATGGACCTGCTCACCTGGGAGCGGGCCGAGACGCTGGTGTCGCGCTACGACGACCGGCAGGTGCGCACGGTCACGCTGCGCTCGAAGATCGCGCGGGCCGTGGCGGAGACGCTGCGCGAGGCCGACAAGGCACGCGAGCAGATCGCCCAGGACATGACCGAGTGGCTGGGGGAGGACGTCACCAAGAACATGCTGGACGCGTACGCGAGCGAGGCGCGGGAGGATCACACCATCCCGTTCCTGCGCCTGCTGGCGCTCGTCCACGTCACGGGCGACACGCGGCCGCTGCAGCTCGGCGCGGAGCAATTCGGCTGCGCGGTGGTGGAGGATCGCTACCTGCCTTGGGTCGAGGCGGGGCAGCTCGCGGAAGTCCGGGACAAGGCGGAACAAGAGCTGCAGGCCGCGCGCCGGCGCGCGCGCAAGGGGGTGCGGGGATGATGGTGCGCGAACGGCTACGGCAGGTCTTGGAGATCCGCCGCACAGTCCTGATCAGCGCCGACCGCCCCGTCACGGTCCTCGTGCGCGACCTCGATCATCTGGGGGTGCGCTGGGCATCTGCGATGGTGCGGGGTGAGTGGGCACTGCGCAGGGCCGCTGAATGGGAGGCGCGCGCACTCTTCTTCCTCCCGGAACTCGCTTTCGGCGCCCAAAAGGTCCTCACCGATTTGCTGGCGCGCTTGCATAAGGGCGTCGTTCGACATGTCCAGCGGCGAACGCCGGGGGCGTTTCGGCCATCTTTGGGCATCTTTTCCTTGTCCTTGCGCCTGCTCCAGTTCGGCCTCGCCATGCATGAGGCGCGGATGTCGGCCATCGACTGCCAGCGCGCCAACATGCGCGCACGGTTCGCCCTGAGACCGCTACAGCACAAGCTGCGGTGCCGGCATCAGGTTCTTCAATGCTTCGATGAGCATGATCTCGTCGAGGCGCGGCCGCGGCGCAGCAGTGAATGGGCATGCCTCCACCCATCACCGGTTACGCATCAGGCTGTGATGCCAGATAGTCGCCACGTCGGCGGAGGCGGCCGGCCATGAAGCGCTGGTACACCGCCGCCGAGCTGGCCGAGCTGACCCTGCCCGATATGCCGGGCACCAAGCAGGGCGTCGCCGAGGTGGCGCGCCGCGAGGGCTGGCAGGAGCGCGTTGACCCCGACGGCAAGCCGCTCTCGCGCCGGCGCCAGGGGCGTGGCGGTGGCTGGGAGTACAACGTCGCGCTGTTGCCGGAGCGGGCGCGGGCAGCGTTGGCGGCGCGGCACGCGCCGGTGGGCGAGCCGGCGGCGGACGAGAGCACGTCGTCCCAGCGCGGGCTGGCCGAGACGGCGGGCCTGGATGAGCGCCGCCGGCGCCGCGCGGAAGCGCGGGCGGCGATCGTGCACGCCTGCCGCCGCTATATCCGTGACGGCGATCTGCAGATGGAGCGCGGGCTGTGGCTGTTCGCCGAGGCCTACAACCGCGGCGAGGTCGCCGTGGCGGGCTGGGTTCAGTCCGAGGTCGAGCGCGTCAGCCGCGGGTCGCTGCGCAACTGGTGGAAGCAGCTCGACCGCGAGGGGTTGGCGCGGCTGGCCGGGAAGTACGGCAACCGCCGGGGCACCGGGCAGATCGACCGGGTGCCGGAGATGCGGGAGGTGGTGGAGGCGATGCTCTACACCTACCCGCACGCCTCGGCGAAGCACGTGATGCGGGCGCTGCGGGCGCGCTTCGCGGAAGATCAGATGCCCGCATTCCGGACGGTGCAGCGCTACATCACCCAGTGGAAGAAGGCCAACAAGCAGGTCCACGCCAAGGCGCAGAGCCCCGACGGCTGGCGCAGCGCGCATCAGGCCGCGTCGGGCGTGCAGGCCGAGACGGTGGCGCGGCTGAACCAGGTGTGGGAGTTGGACAGCACGAAAGCCGACGTGATGCTGGCCGACGGCAAGCGCCACGCCATCATCGCCGGCATCGACGTGTACTCCCGCCGGCTGAAGCTGGTGGTGGACCGCACCAGCCGGTCGGGCGGCATCGCCGCGCTGCTGCGCCGGTCGCTGCTGGACTGGGGTGTGCCGGAGGCGATCAAGACCGACAACGGCACGGACTACGTGAGCCGCCACATCACGGGCGTGTTCGCGGCGCTGGATATCGACCAGCAGCTCTGCCCGCCGTTCAGCCCCGACAAGAAACCCTTCGTTGAAAGGGCTTTAAAAACTTTCCTCCACGACCTGGTGGAGCTGCTGCCGGGCTACACCGGCCACAACGTGGCCGAGCGCAAGGCCCTGGAGGATCAGCAGGCCTTCGCCGACCGGCTGATGCGCGCGGGTGATGACCCGATCCGCGACGTCCAGCACCTCACCCCGGCGCAGCTGCAGGACATCTGCGACCGGTGGTGCGAGAACATCTACGAGCAGCAGCCGCACGGCGGGCTCGGCGGCAAGTCGCCGTTCGAGGTGGCGCAGGCCTGGGGGCAGCGCGTGCGTCGCATCGAGGACGAGCGGGCGCTGGACGTGCTGCTGTCCGCGCCCGTCGGCGACGGCTGGCGGACGGTGCGCAAGAAGGGCATCCAGCTCTTCAATACCTACTACGACGACCCGGCGCTGGGCGGCCTGGAGGGGCAGCGCGTCCAGGTGCTGATAGACGAGGCCGACGCCTCGCACCTCTTCGTGTTCTCCGAGCAGGGCGAGTTCGTCTGCAAGGCCTTCGCGCCCGAGGCATCCGGGTTGTCGCGCCAGGAGCTGGCCGCAAAGCGCCGCGCCAACCAGCGCCAGGCCGTCAACGCCGGCACGGCCGCCCTGCGCCGGAGCGCGCGCAGCCAGGACGTCAGCAACATCGCGGGCGAGATCCTGGATCAGGCGGAGCAGCGGCGCGCCAAGGTCGCCAGTTTTCCGACGCCGAGCGAGACGCACCGCACGGGCGCGCTGGACGAGGCGGGCAAGGCCGCCCGCGCCGGGCGCGCGCCCGAAGCGGCGCCGCGCAGTGCGGCCGAGGAGGAGCAACACCGCCGGGTGGTGGAGGATCTCAGCGCCCACCGCCCGGCGGCCAAGGAGCCGTTTCAGCCACCCAAGGATCCACTGGAGCGCACGATCCTGCGGCTGGATATCGCCGACGCTCAGGCCTGCGGCGAGGCATTCGACGCGGACGCCGTGGCCTGGGCGCAGAGATACGCCGCCACCGACAGGGGGCGGCGCGAGATGGAAACCCAGCAGGAATTCGCGGAAGCGCGCCGGGCTCTCCGGCAGGGAGCGCACGCCCGGCGCGCAACCGCAAAGAAAGGAGCCTAGGGTATGACGAACGTCGATCCGCCGATCAACGGGACGACGGCGCCGCTGCGCAATGTGGCGCTGTTTCAGAGCCTTGTCCAGGAAGTTGTGAACCGGCCGCGTCACCTGCCCGGTATGGCCACGTTCCACGGCTTCAGCGGCTACGGCAAGACGAAGGCCGCCACATATGCGGCTAACAAGTTCCGGGCCTACTACATCGAGGTCGGGGAGAGCTGGACCAAGCGCAAGTTCATCCAAGCGTTGGCCACGGAGTTGGGGCTGGATACCCGCGGCACGGTCGCGGACCTGGTGGACAAGATCATCGCCCAGCTCGTGATCACCGACCGCCCGATCATCATCGATGAGTTCGATCATGTGGTGCGGCGCCGGTACCACGAGGTGATCCGCGAGATCCACGACAAGTCGGACGCGCCGATGCTGCTCATCGGCGAAGAGCTGCTGCCTCAGCTTCTGCAGGCCTCCGAGCGCTTCCACAACCGCATGATCAACTGGGTTCCCGCGCAGCCGTCCGACGGCAGCGACGCGGCGCAGCTCGCCCAGCTCTTCGCGCCGGAGATTGCGCTGGCCGACGACCTGGCGGCGCAGGTGGCGGAGACCTCGGCCGGCCAGGTGCGCCGGATCGCGGTGAACATCGAGCGCATCCGCCAGGAAGCCGCGATCAACGGCTGGGAGATGGTGGACGCCGCGACGTGGGGCGGCCGCGAGCTGTTCGCCGGGCGTCCGCCGGCGCGGAGGCAATAACGATGGCGAACCGGCCGATCGACGAGCGGGTGCGCCTGTCGGTCCGGGTGCCCCGCGGCATCCAGGGGTACTGGGACATCATGCGGCGGCTATCAGCCGAGCAGGGCGTGTTCACGCTGCGCGACGTGGACCTCCAGTCGAACGTCAACAAAGACGCGATCCGCGACTTCCTCAAGCGCCTGGAGCGCGCGGGCTACGTCGCGCACACGGGCTACCGCGACAAAGCCAAGCTCTACCAGCTGCGGCACGACCAGCCGGAGGCGCCTCGGCTGCGCCGCGACGGCTCGCCGGCGCGCGAGATGGGGCGCGCCAACGAGCAGGTGTGGCGCACGGCGAAGATGCTCAAGCGGTTCACCACGCGCGAGTTGGCCGTGCACGCCTCCACGGAGGACGTGCCGGTGCGCGAGGAGACGGCCTACCAGTACCTGCGTCATCTGGAGCACGCGGGCTACGTCCGGAAGGTCGAGGCCGGGCGCCCCGGCCACAAGCCCGGTACGGGCAAGCAGGCCACCTACGCCCTGCGCCCGGACATGATCACCGGGCCGCTGGCGCCGCAGATCCAGCGCACCGACTGGGTGTGGGATCCGAACCTCAAACGGCCGATGGGCCCGGAAGGGGGTGAAGCATGAGCCGCACCTCCGCTCACGAGCGCGCCCGCAAGGGCTGGGGCGAGACGCTGCCGCCGTGGATCGCGGCCCTCGCCCGCGCCTGCGACGAGGGCACGCAAACCGATGTTGCGCGCCGGCTCGGCTACTCGGTGGCCGTGGTGAACACCGTCCTGCGTGGCACCTACCGCGGCGACACAAAGCGCGTCGAGACTGCGGTGCGCGGCGCGCTCATGGCCGAGACCGTCGCCTGCCCGGTGCTCGGCGAGATCGACAAGCAGCGGTGCCTCGCCGAGCAGGCCAAGCCCTTCGCCGCGACCAGCAGCCTGCGGGTTCAGCTTTACCGCGCCTGCCGCAGCTGCCCGAACAATCAAGGAGGTCGCAATGCTGAGTGACGACTTGAAGGCGGTCCAGGACAAGCTCACGGCCGCGCAGGCGGCCGGCGGGCTGTCGCGCCAGGATCTCGACGCGGCCGCGGCCAGCATCGCGCAGGCCGTCGCCGACGCGCGCCACCTGGAGGCGGCGGCGCTGACCGCGCAGGCCCGCGCCGTGCCCGAAGGCGCGAACGTCGTCTCGCTGTCGGCCCGGCGCCGGACGGCGGCGCCGGCTCCCGGCGGCGGGAGTGCGGCATGACGGGGCGCCTGTATCAGCCGGGCGATCGGGTGGCGCTGGCGGATGCGCCCGACACGCCCGTCGGCGAGGTGGTTGCGGTCGAGACCCTGGGCGACCGGCAGATCCTGCGGCTGCAGGAAGCGGATGGTGCGTTCCGGGCCGTGGCGGTCGATCACGCGGGCGGCATCATCAGCGGGCCCGTGGATCTCGACGAGGCGCACCGCCTCGCCCGCGCCGCGCTGAGCGGGCGGCCGCTGCGCGTTCCCGAGCAGCTTCAGCTGACGACACTCGCCAGCGCCTTGCTGGTGCTCACCCCGGAGCACTGGAGGTCGGCATGATCTGGGCGGCGAGCATGTGCAGTCCGCTGCGGGCCTTGGACCGGCTGGGGCTCCGCCCGCCCCGCCGGAAGGCCACGCGGTGGAAGCTCCTGGCGTTGTCCGGCGCGGTGAGCGCCCACAACGCGACTTTTAACGGCTTTTAAAAGGAGGTGGCGATGTCGCGCCTCAGCGATATCGAAGAGACGGCTGAGCAGTACCGCGGGGTCCGCGACGACCTCTCGGCTCGCGTCACCGAAATGGAGCGCGAGGTCGAAGATGTAAAACGCCGGCACATGCCGGCGATCCGCGAGCTGGCGGGCCGGGCCACGGACCTGCAGACCAAGCTGCGCGAGCAGGTGCGTGAGGCGAAAGGTGTGTTCACGCAGCAGCAGCGCACGATCACGGTCTCCGGCATCCGGGTTGGCTGGCGCAAGACCACCGGCCGGGTGAAGATCCGCGACGGCAAGCGCACGGCCGAGCTGATCCAGAAGCATTTCCCCGATCGCTACGACCAACTCGTTCAGGTCGAGTACAAGCCGGTGAAGTCGGCCCTCGCCAAGCTGTCGGCGGGCGAGCTGCAGAAGCTCAACGTCTCGCTGGAGGGGGGCCACGACGAAGTCGTGATCAAACCCCAGGACAGCGAGATCGACAAGTTGGTCGACAAGCTGTTGGAGGAAGACCAGCAGCACAACCAGCCGGAGGTGGGCCATGCCTGATGCGGGCTACGGCGGCATCTCGCCCGAGCAGCTTCGGAACTACATCGAGCGCATCGAAAAGCTGGAAGAGGAAAAGGCTGCGCTGCAGCAAGATCTCAACGAGGTCTACAACGAAGCCAAGGCCAACGGCTTCGACACCAAGATCATGCGTCAAATCATCCGCCTGCGCAAAAAGGACCACGAGGACCGCCAGCAGGAGGAGAGCATGATCGACCTGTATAAAAATGCGCTGGGGATGGAGTGATCACCATGCAACACACGATGGACACACGCGCGCACCTTCTGGAGCGGAGCCTCGACGCCGGCCTCGCCCCGCTTGAGGCTCTCACCGCGGCGCAGCGGATGTGGCGCTTCGTCCGCGACGGCGACGGCGCCCCGGATGGCCGGGCGGCGATCATCGGCATCGAATACAGCCAGTCCCGCGGCTGGCGGCGGATCGACGTGGACGGCAATCGCTTCGAGCCCCAGGACGGGTTCTTCGACAGCCACCCTGTTTGGGGCGAAATTCGGACCGTCTCTGTCGAGGGGCAGATTATGGTCGAGATCCCGGCCTTCTACGTCCGCCGCGAGCACAGCGGTGACGCCATGCGGCTGTGGGTCAGCCCCCAGCCGGCGGCCGGTTTTCATCGCCACGCGGCCTTCCGGTTGCTGGGCATCGACCTGCCGGCGGTCCAGGTGGGCGCCTACGAGGCCTGCCCCAACGGCGACGTGGCTGGCAGCCTTGCGGGCGTGGACCCGCTCACGCGGATCGACTTCCCGGCGATGCAGCGGGCCTGTCGGCGCCACGGCGGAAACGGCTTCGGGTTGTGGTCGATCTACGAGCTGTCCGCCATCCAGACGCTGGTGCTCATTGAGGTCGGCTCGCCGGACGTCCAGGGCGAGGTCGGCTTCGGCAACGTCCACGGCGGCGGCCCGAAGCTCACCGGCAGCACATCGGCGTGCTGGCGCGGCATCCACGAGCTGTGGGGCAACGTGCTCCACATGGTGGACGGGCTGCAGCACGACCCGGACGGCCAGATCCTGCTGTGGGACGAGGACGGTCATGGGTCCTGGGTGCACACCGGCATCCAGTCGGCGGGGCTGAACAGCATCGGCGCCATCGATGGCTTCCGGAGCGAGCAGGCCTTCGCCGATGTCTTCCTGCCATCCGCGATCGGTCGCAGCGACGATGGGGCAATTCTGTCGGACCTGTACGTCGCGCCGGATGTCGGCCGCCCAAGCGTCGCCTACCACGGCGGCAACTGGAGCAATGGCTCGCGGGCGGGCCTCTTCATCCTGTACTGCAACAACACCGCGTCGGGTTCCGGCTCGCTTATCGGCGGTCGCCTCGCAAGGCGCGTTCTGCACCCGGAAACCTGAGTTCTGACGGCCCCGCCGATAGGCGGGGCCGATCCCCCGGCGAAACCGCGCCCGCGGTCTGCGGGGAATGGGCGCCCCGCACTGACGAGCCAGCCCGAAACGGAGGAACCATGGGTCAGCGCAGCCTCCTCAAAGCGCCGCCGCGCTACACCGAGGCCTTCGAGCGCTTCTGGAAAGCGTATCCCACGCGCCGCCCCAACCCGAAGGCGCTCGCCGCCCAGGCTTTCGCCGAGCTGGAGCGCGCGGGCGAGGATCCGGAGGAGGTGGTCCGCGCAGCGCGCCGCTTCGCGGCGGAGTGCGAGCGCCTGGAGATCGCGCCGGCCTACATTCCGCATGCGCGCACCTGGCTCTCCCAGCGGCGCTTCGAGGATTACATGGGCCCCGGAGAGCCGGAGGGCGATGCCGGGGCGGAGCCGGCGGACGATCCGCTGTACGGCGCCCTGGATCTGCAGCCGGCCGAGTATCGCAACTGGATCGCCCCTCTGCGCATCGAGCGCGGCGAGCGCGCGGCGCGTATCCACGCACCCAGCCGCTTCCATGCGGATTGGGTGCGTAGGCAGTACGCCGACCGGCTTCGCCGCGCGCTTGGCCGGCCCGTCGAGATCATCGCCGGAGGCGGACGATGACCGCCGCACATCAGCAGTCGGATCGGAAGACCTTCGGCGGTGGCCGCAATGCCGCCTTGGCCAAGCTCCACAAGGCGGCGAAGGACTGCGGCCACGGCGACGAGACCAGGCGCGACGTCATCGAGCGCGTCACGGGCAAACGCTCGGCCGCGCAGCTCAGCGTGGCGCAGCTCGACCAGGTCGTGAATCACTACAAGCGTGAGTTGGGCTGGCAGGAGCGCGGCAAAAAGCGTCGCCAGGGCGGCGGCAAGCGGCGCGGCGGCGGGCTTGCGCCGGGCGAGGTGCAGGCCAAGGCGCGCGCGCTCTGGCTCTCGTTGTATCATCTGGGCGAGGTGCAGGAGCCGGGCGAACAGGCGCTGGACACGTTCGCGCGCCGGCAGCTCGGCTACGACAGTCTGCGCTTTCTCCCGGCGGCCGAGGCGTCGGCCGTGGTGGATGCGCTGAAGGCATGGTGCCGGCGCGCAGGCTTCGCCGTGGGCGACGCGGACGCCCATCGGCGCATCCAGGATTTCCGCGTGTTTTGCGGCCGCGCGGAGGCGCTCGCGCACCCCGACAAGGTGATCCTGATCCGCGCCTTGTGGGAGAAGCTGATCCAGGAGGGCGCGATGTATCATGGCATCCACGCCAGCCTGGAAACCTACCTCCTCCGCCGTGGCTACGGCACGGACAAGGTCGATCTTTTGACCGACGCTCAGGCGGACGACGCCGTCGAGCGCCTCGGTCGCTGGTATCGGAGGGTCGTGGATACATGATCGTCTCCGCCCAGCTCCAGGAAATCGCGGACGTCATCGGCGAGGTGCCGGCGCTGCGCCTGGCGGAAGTCTACGGCGGCCAGGAGCGCTGTTACGTGCCGCGCACGCCTTCGCCCACGCACCGGTGGGCGCAGGTGGTCGGCTGGGAGGCGTGGCGCGCACTGTGCGAGCACTTCGGCGGCGAGCGCATCGACATCCCGCGGAATGCGTTTGCACGCAGCAAAAAGATCCGCATCGTGGAGCTGGCGCAGCGCGGCGTGAGCCACGCCGAGATCGCGTCCCTCGTCGGCTGTACCGAGCGCTGGGTGCGCAGCGTCGTGAACGCCGGCGCCGAAGAAGGCCAGCCCGAGCTGTTCTAGCTGGCCAAGCGGCTTCGCCCGGAAGCCGTTCCGGGCATTCCCCTGCGTGTGTCCGTCCCATGCTCTCCGCGACCGCAAGGTGACGCCGACGCGGAGGGCGCCGTGACCGTCTACACCAAGCTCGACGTGGATACGCTTGCCCGCACGCTCTACGGAGAGGCGCGGGGTGAAGGCATCGACGGCATGCACGCCGTGGCGCACGTGCCGTTGAACCGCCTGAAAAACCCCGGCTGGTGGACGCGCGAGCAGGGCGACGGCATCCCCGACGACACCGTGGCCGCCGCGTGTCGCGATCCCTATCAGTTCAGCACCTGGAATGCCGGCAACCCCAACCGCGACCTGATCCAGAAGGTCACGTTGGACGACCCGGTCTTCCAGAAGGCCTACGGCGTGGCGATCGCGGTGCTCCACGGCCTCGGCGGCTTCGGCGAGGATCCGGCGAACGGCGCGACACACTATCACACGGTGAACGTGTCGCCCTCGTGGGCGGAGGGGCGCGAACCCGTCAAGCGGGTCGGCGATCACCTGTTTTACACCGACATCTGAAGGGGGTCGTCATGGGCGGCAAGAAGCCCTGGTACAAGTCGAAGACGGTCTGGTCCGGCGTGATCACCGTGGGCGCAAGCATCGCCGGCACGTTCGGCGTGCAGGTGGACCCGGAGACGCAGCAGCAGCTCGTCAATCAGATCGTCCCCGCCATCACCACGCTGACCGGGCTGGGCGCGGTCATCGGCCGGCTCATCGCGCGCGATGAGCTGTCGGACAAGAAGGGCTCGGACGAAGGGCAGTCCTGATGTGGCTGGCCCTCGTTGGCGGAGCCGGCTTCGTGGCGGTCGCGGCGTTCGTGGTTTGGCGCTACGGCCGCTCGAAGTACGAGGCCGGCCAGGCCGATGCGAAGCGTGAGCAGGTCGAGAGCGCCCGTGATGCCCAGAAGCGCATGGACGACGTGGACCCGAAAGGCGAGTCCGGCACCGTCGAAGAGCTGGAAGACGGCGGGTACTGACGGCCGCCGGTACGTGGCGGCGCTCTTGGGCGGTCTGGCCGTGGCGGCGTGCGCCGGCGGCGCCGGCTACGTCGCCGCGCCGGAGCTGCAGCGCTACAGCGACGCTTTTCAAGATCGCCTGGCGCGCGAGATGCAGCGCGCCGACGGTTCACCGTGCAGCCGCATTGAGCCGCAGGACGGGTGCCTCGCGTGGAAGCGCGTCGTCATCGATCACGGCACGATGCGCGACAAGATCCGGGCGGCGGAGGACGATTGAGGTGGAGTGGCTCGACGTTCTCTACCGCCTGTGGCCGGTGGCGAGCCTGCTGATCACCGGTTTGGCGGCGTGGCTGCTGTGGTCCATCCGCAAGCACTTCGTCACGCGCCAGGAGTTCAAGGACACGCTGGAGGCGCTTCAGGGCGATGGTCAGGACCGCTCGGAGCGCATCGCCGCCCTGGAAAACCGGATCGCGCACGTCCCATCCCAGGACGACGTCCACGATCTTCGTCTGTGCATCACCCGATTAGAAGGGTCGATGGACACGCTCGGCAAGCGTCTGGACGGCACGGAGCGCCTGCTGGAGCGGTTCGAGAGCGTCGTGAACCGCCAGGAAGACTACCTGATGAACCACGGAAGCGGGCGATGAATTATCAGCAGCACGTAACGGCGGACCGGCGTCTGCAGATCCTGCGGCTGCTCGCGCAGGATCCCGGCGGCCAGACCAACCACATCATCCTCCACCAACTGCTGGAGGAAGTCGGCCACCGGCCGAGCGTGGACCAGATCAAGGACGATCTGGCGTGGATGGAGGAGCTGCAGCTCGTGGAGGTGTCGGTCGTCGGCCAGGGGACGTACCACACCGCGCAGATCACCGAGCGGGGCAGCGACGTCGCCAACGGGCGCAGCACCGCGCGCGGCGTGCGCAAGCCGCGGCCGAGCGAGCTGGGCTGACGGAGGCGTCTATGGCGCGGCGGAGCAGCCTCGAAGACCTCCCCCAAGAGTTGCTGGACGAGGTCAACAGCCTCGTCGGCGAGCGCGGCTGGACGATCGACCAGGTCGTTGAGTATCTGCGCGAGGCGGGGTATCCGCGCTCGCGCTCGGCCGTGGGCCGGCACAGCAAGCGCGTCCGCGAGCTGGGCGAGCGGTTGCGCCAGTCGCGGGAGATTACCGAGGCGCTGGTCAAGGAGATGGGGCCGGCCGCGCAGGAAGGCCAGCAGGGACGCCTGCTGGCGCAGATGCTGCGCACACTGGTGCACGACCACCTTGAGCAGCAGCTGCAGGAGGGTGGCAGCACGCCAGACCCCGAGCAGTTCGCCTACTTGGCGCGCACACTCAAGGAGATCTCGCAGGCAACGCGCCACGACCAGGACTTCGAGCAGAAGATCCGCGAGCAAGTGCGCCAGGAGGAGCGCGAGCAGGCCGCGCAGCAGGCCGTCGAGGCCGCGAAGAGCGCCGGCCTGTCGGGTGAGAAGGCGGCGGACATCCGCCGCGACATCCTCGGAGCGCCGGCCGCATGAGCGAGCCCGAGGCGCCGTTCGTCCTGCTGCCCTATCAGCAGCGCTGGGTCGGTGACGACGCTGCGGTCAAGGTGGCCGAAAAGAGCCGGCGTGTCGGCCTGACGTGGGCCGAGGCCTCGGACGACGTGCTCATCGCTGGCATGCGCGCTGACGCCGGCGGCGCGGACGTGTGGTACATCGGCTACAACCAGGACATGGCGCGCGAGTTCATCGAGACCTGCGCGGCCTGGGCGGCGCAGCTCCGGCGCGCCACCACGGCGATGACGGCGCCCGGCGACGCGGAAGAGGTCCTGGTCGATGACGACGACAAGGACATCCTGGCCTTCCGCATTCGCTTCGCTTCAGGGTTCAAGATCACCGCGCTATCCTCGCGCCCGTCCAACCTGCGCGGCAAGCAGGGCGTGGTCGTCATCGACGAAGCGGCCTTCCACCCCGATTTGAACGCGCTTTTAAAAGCGGCGTTCGCGTTGCTCATTTGGGGCGGGCGCGTGCGCGTCATCTCCACGCACGACGGCGTGGAGAACCCGTTCAATGAGCTGATCGAAGACATCCGCGCCGGCCGCAAGGAGTACAGCCTGCACCGGATCACCTTCGACCAAGCACTTTCCGATGGCCTGTACCAGCGCATCTGCCGGGTCAACGGCGAGACCTGGACGCAAGCCAAGGAAGACGCCTGGCGCCAGGAGATCCGTGCCATCTACGGCGACGGCGCCAGCGAAGAGTTGGACGTCATCCCGCGCGCCAGCGGCGGCAAGTGGCTGCCCCGCGCCGTCATCGAAGCGCGCATGACCGAGCGCGCGTCCGTGGTGCGCTGGTCGTGCGAGGACGGCTTCGTGGACCGGCCGGATCACGTGCGTCGGGCGGATTGCCGTGACTGGCTGGATGCGGAGCTGCGCCCGATCCTGGACCGCCTGACGGCCTACGACGCCACCTATATCGGCGAGGACTTCGGCCGCACGGGCGACCTGACCGTGCTCTGGCCGTTCGTGGTGGATCAGCACCTGAACCGCCGGGCGCCTTTCGTCGTCGAGCTGCGCAACGTGCCGTTCACGCAGCAAGAGCAGGTCGTGCAGTACCTCATCGATCGCCTGCCGCGGTTCTCCGGGGGCGCCTTCGATGCGCGGGGCAACGGGGCGTATCTCGCCGAGCGCGCGCGCCAGCTCTACGGCGCGTCGATGATCCACGAGGTCCAGCTTTCCGAGGCTTGGTACCGCGAGAACATGGCGCCCGTGAAGGCTGCGTTCGAGGACGGCACGATCGCCATCCCCAAGGACGCGGACATCCTGGAGGACTTCCGGGCAGTCGAGGTGGTCAAGGGTGTGCCCAAGGTGCCGGACACGGCCCGCACGCGCGGGCGCACCGGCCAGCGTCACGGCGACGCGGCGATCGCCTGCGCGCTCGCCTACGCGGCGACGCGCGCCGAGACGGGCCCCGCCGAGGTGCAGGTCGCGGGCGACCGCCGGGCCGGCGCCGCGCCGGGCGTGCTGGGCGAGGATCACCCGATGGGGTTTGACGCCGGCGACGACCTGCCGCTGCCGGGCGCCGGGGACTTCGAGGAGTTCATGGCATGAGCGAGAGCCAAGCGCCTGTCTTCGAGGAGATCGCGCGGGCGCGCGACGACGAAAACATCGTCGGCGGCCTGATCAGCGAGCTGCGCACGCCGCGCGACGAGATCCTGCGCACGCGCGGGCGCGGTGACCTGTCGCTGTACGAGCGCACCAAGCGCGACGACCAGGTGCAGTCGTGCCTGCAACAGCGCTTCCACGCGCTGGTCAGCCGGGAATGGCAGGTCGAGGCCGGTGGGCGTCGCCGGCGCGACCGGCAAGCGGCGGATTTCATGCGGGAGCAGCTGGAGCATGTGCGCTTCGACGACGTCACCCAGAAGATGCTCAACGGCATCTGGTTCGGCTACGCGGTGGCGGAGTGTCTCTGGGCGCCGGACGGCACACGCGTAGCGCTCGACGACGTTAAGGTGCGCCGGCCGGCGCGCTTCGCCTTCGATGTGGACGGGCGGCTGCGCCTCCTCAAGCCCGGCCTGCACAGTGGCGAGATCATGCCGGGGCGCAAGTTCTGGACCTACGCCTTCGGCGGCGACGACCACGACGACCCTTACGGCCGCGGCCTCGCCTACTGGTGCTATTGGCCGGTCTGGCTCAAGCGCAACGTGCTCAAGTTCTGGAGCATCTACGCCGAGAAGTTCGCCGCGCCCACCGTGCGCGGGACCGTGCCGCACGGCTGGTCCCAAGAGGAGCGCAACAAGGTGCTGCAGGCGCTGCGCGCCATGACCTTCGATAGCGCCGTGGTGATCCCCGAGGGCGTTGACGCGCAGCTGCTGGAGGCGAGCACGCGCACCGGTGGCGATTACCAGCAGTTCTACCAGGAGATGAACGGCGCCATCTCCAAGATCATCCTGTCGCAGACGATGACGACGGATGACGGCAGCTCGCGGGCGCAGGCCGACGTGCACGACCGCGTGAAGCTGGAGGTGATCCGCCGGGACGAGCAGGTCCTCAACGAGTCTTTCAACGCGCAGGTGGTGCGCTGGCTGACGGACTGGAACTTCCCCGGCGCCGCCTATCCGCACGTCTTCCGCGACGTCCAGGAGGCCGAGGATCTGAAGGCGCGCGCGGACCGCGACGTCCAGATCTCCAAGCTCGGCTACAAGCCCACTCAGACCTACATCGACGAGACCTACGGCGAGGGCTTCGAGCCGGCCGCCGGTGGGGGCGGCGACAGTCAGCCGCCCCGGCAAGACCAGGGTAGCAGCGCGAACGGCCAGTCGTTCGCCGAGGCCGAGGAGGCCGAAGACCAGCGCGACGAGCTGACACGCCAGCTCGATACCCTGGCCGAGGACGAGTTGACGGCCTGGATCGACGAAATCCGGCGCATCGTGGACACCGCTCCGGATATCCCCACGGCCATCGAGCGGCTGGAGGCGCTCTACCCGGATCTCTCGCTCGACCGCCTGGCCGCCTTGATCGGCGACGGCATGGCCGTGGCGAACCTGCAGGGCCGCGCCGAAATCCAGGACAGCACCGATGGTTGAGACCCTCGCGGAAGGCCAGCCTTTCAAAGAGGCGGCGGATTTCTTCGCGCAGAAGGTCAACCTGCCGACGGACGCCTGGACCGATCTTCGCGAAGGTGAGCACGCACGCGGCTTCGTGGTCGCGGGCGCCAAGAAGGACGCCTTGTTGGCCGATTTTCGCCAGGCCCTGCAGCGGGCCTTCGATGAGGGGCGAACGCTGGCGGACTTCCGCAAGGACTTCGACCGGATCGTCGCGAAGCACGGCTGGAGCTACCGCGGATCGCGCGGCTGGCGCAGCCGGGTGATCTACGACACGAACCTGCGCACGGCGCACGCGGCTGGGCGCTGGCAGCAGGTGCAGCGCCTGAAGGACCGGTTCCCGTACCTCGAATACGACGCGGTGCGCGATAGCCGGACCCGCCCCCTGCACGCCGACTGGGACGGCACCGTACTGTCGGCCGATGACGCCTGGTGGGACACGCATCACCCGCCGAACGGGTGGAACTGCAGGTGCACCGTCCGCATGCGCTCCGAGCGCCAGCTCCGCCGCCAGGGCAAATCCGTCAGCTCGCGCCCGGCCGTCCAGACCGAGGATAGGGTCGTGCGCACGCCCTCGGGCACGGCCAACTGGCGTACGCCGCGTGGGATTGACACCGGCTTCGGCCACAACGTCGGCAAGGCCGCCTTCGGGCAGCGCCTGGACGAGGCGACGATGGCCGCCTGGCGACAGCAGGGCTCACAGGCGTGGGAGCGCTTGACGCCCGGTGGGTGGCAGGGTGCCGGGCGGCCGGGCACGCTGCCGCGCAGCTCGCCGCAGACACCGGCGCCCAGCGCCTCGCCGTCCGATCGGCCCGCCTACGCGCGCGAGATCCTGGGCGGCGAGGAAACCGTGGCCGAGATGCCGGATGGCGGCCGCGTACATCTGTCGGCCGATGCGCTCGCCCAGCACACCCCGGACGAGCGCGTGAGCGATCTGCGCTTCGTGACGGACACGTTGACCTCGCCCAGCGAGGTGTGGCTCAGCTTCGAGCGCCACAAAGGCACGGGGCGCGTCGAGCTGCGCAAGCGCGCCGTCAAGGCCATCCGGCTGGATGGCGGCGGCTCGCGCGTGGTGACGGCGCAGACGGTCGGCGGGCGCTTCGAGGCGTTGACGGCCGAGCCCGGCGACGGCGAAGCTGATGCGCCGGCCAGCCGCGTGGGCCGCCTGATTTACAGCCGGGATGGCGGCGGTGGCTGATGAAAGCGCGTGTGCGGCCACACAGGCGGTACACCCGTTGGGCGGGCGATCCCCCGAAAGTAGGCGCACCCCCTTTTAAAAACCCTTTTAACGGTCGCTCTATCGCCATTCCCGCGCGCGGTCACGGCAGGCCCCGGCCTCACCACCGCTGAAGGCTTTCCCGGAAGCCGTTCCGGGCAGGCGCCGGACGGCGGCACGCGCATTGTGCGCTCAGCAGCGGACAGCGCGTGAGGCAGCCGTGAACCCGACGATCGAGATCTTTCGCGCCGGCAAGCACACCGCGATGAGCGGTGAGAGCATCCCGTTTTCCGAGAACGACCTGGACGGGATGGCCAACGCCTACGATCCGGCGCTCCACGAAGCACCCGTTGTGGTCGGCCACCCGCAGACGGATCAGCCCGCCTACGGCTGGGTGAAGGGGGTGAGCCGCCAGGGCGACCGGCTCAACGCCCAGGTCGGCCAGATCGACCCGAGCTTCGCGGAGATGGTGCGCGCGGGGCGCTACAAGAAGATCTCCGCGTCCTTCTACAAGCCCGACAGCTCGGCCAACCCCGCGCCGGGCTCCTTTTACCTGCGTCATGTCGGCTTCCTGGGGGCGCAGCCGCCCTCGGTCAAAGGGCTGGCGCCGGTGGAGCTGCAGGAGGCCGCCGAGGGAACGGTCACCGTCGAGTTCGGTGAGGCCGGGGGCGATGAGCGCAGCGCGCTGCAACAGTTCGGCGACTGGCTGCGCCAGACCTTCGGCAAGGGTGCCGCGGATCACGTCCTCAACGCGAGCGCGTTCGGCGAAGACGGCGCTGGCTCGGGTTCGGCCGAGTTCGGCGAGACGCGGCTGGGCGCCCGGCTGCGCAAGCTGCGCGACGAGAAGGGGCTGACCAACGCCGATCTCGGCCGCGCCATGGGCATCGATGAAAGCACGGTCAGCGGGATCCTGTCGGGCAGCATCCAGCGCCCGCCGGATGAGCGCCTGCGCGGCGCGGCGGACCTGCTCGGCGTGTCCTTCGAGGGGCTGCGCCAGCTCATCCCGGAGGACCGCCGCGGCGACGATTTCGCGGAGGAGCAAAGCATGAACACCAAGACGAGCGCCGGCGAGAGCCTGGAAGAGCGCGAGCGCCGGATCCAGCAGAAGGAGGCCGAGTTCGCCGAGCGCGAGCGTCGGCAGCGGCGCGAGGCCAACCAGGCCGCACTCGCCAAGATGGTCCAGCAGGGCACCCCGCTGCCGTGCAATCAGGAGCGCCTGCTGGCGTTCATGGACCAGCTCGCCGAGAGCGGGGCGGTCCAGTTCTCGGAGGGCGAGAGCAAGGATCCGCTGAAGTTCTTCACCGACGAGGTGCTGGGCGGGATGCCCAAGCAGGTGGACTACGGCGAAAAGGCCCCGCGCGACGACAGCGACACCGAGGTGGACACCGCGGATTCCGTCGCCCGCGCGGCCGTCCAGTACCAGGAGGAGATGCGCCAGAAGGGCATCGTCGTCTCCACGAGCGAGGCCGTGGCGCACGTTCAGCAGCAGAAGGGGGCGTAAGCGATGGCGCTGCGCGGAACTCCGGGGCTCACGCGCGCGCTGCGCGCGTCCGGCTCCATCAAGGCCAAGCGCATCGTGGCCTGGACCAGCAATGGGCGCGCCGCCCAGGCGGCCGCGGCGGGCGATGCGCTCATCGGCGTCACGGAGATGGGCGCCGGCGACGGCCAGACGGTCGATGTCACCGTGGAGGGTGTCCCGGCGGTCGAGTTCGGCGGCGCCGTGGCCTACGGCGACCCGATCACCGCCGACAGCGAGGGGCGCGCCGTCAAGGCGGCGCCGGCCTCGGGCAACACGGCTCGCGTGATCGGCCATGCCTGGCTGGACGGCGTCGCGGGCGACGTCGGCGAGATCCACCTCGCCCCGCACCAGATCACCGGCTAACCCCCGTTAACGACGAAGGAGTGCCCCGGCATGGCCACGAACCGGCCTTTCCCCGTCCGGCAGCACCACACCGCGATCGCCATCGCCTACCGCAACCAGTCGATGATCGCGGACCAGGTGTTGCCCCGCATCAGCGTCGGCGGCGAGCGCTTTACCTGGTACGAGTACGACAGCGCCGAGCGCTTCACGGTCCCGGACACGACCGTCGGCCGTACCAGCCGCCCGCCCGAGCTGCAGTTTTCCGCGCGTGAGCACGAAGCGCGCACCCAGGACTACGGCCTCGACGCGCCCATCCCGAACAGCGACCGCCAGGAGGCGCCCGAAGGGCACGACCCCGAGGACCAAGCCGTCGAGTATCTCTCCGACATCCTGGAGCTGGACCGGGAGGTGCGTGTCGCGAACAAGGTCTTCAGCGCCGACACCTACCCGACCGACAACAAGGAGACGCTGTCGGGTTCGGATCAGTGGCAAGACGGCGCTTCCGATCCCAAGCAGCAGCTCATGGACGCGCTGGATACCCCGCTGGTCCGGCCGAACGTGCTGGCGTTGGGGCAGCGCGCGTGGACGGTGCTCCGCCAGAACCCGACGATCGTCAAGGCCGTGCACGGCAACGACGGTGGCTCCGGCGTCGTCACGCGCCAGCAGGTCGCTGAGCTGCTGGAGATCAGCGAGGTCATGGTCGGCCAGGCGTTCGTGAACGTGCAGCGCCCCGGCCAGGATCCGGAGATGCACCGGGTGTGGGGCAATCACGCGCTGCTGTTCATGCGCAACCGCCTCGCCAACAACCGCCAAGGTGTCACGTTCGGTTACACCGCCCAGCGCGGCAACCGGATCGGCGGCTCCATCGAGGACCGCGACATCGGCATGGAGGGCGGCGTGCGCGTGCGCGTGGGCGAAAAGGTGCAGGAGATCGTCTCCGCCCCGGCGGCCGCGTACTTCTTCGAGAACGTGGTGACCTCGTAATGCCGACCTACGAAGTGAAGAGCCCTGTGCGCGCGGGCGGCCAGCGTCACGCGGTCGGCGCGCGCATCGAGATGAAGGAGGCCGACGCCCAGCCGCTCGTGGAGCGCGGCCGCGTCGAGAAGGTCCAGGCCAAGGGCGGCAAGCAGAAGGGCGGCGAGGAGGCTTCCGGCGAGGACGCCTGAACCCGCGAGGGCTGACCGCGGCACCGGGCGGCGGTCAGCCGAAACAAAAGCCCAAGGGGCGGCGCCGGCGCGCGCCGCCCCACCCGGACAACCAGCGAGGCAAGCGCCATGTACGCCACGACCGACGACGTTCAGGCCCGCATCCCGGAGGCGCTGCTGCAGCAGCTCACCTCCAGCGACGGCCAGAGCGTGGACACCGGCAAGATCGACGCCGCGCTGCGGGACGCGGGCAGCGTCATCCAGGGCTACCTGGAGCGCGCGCCGGTCAACAGCCGCCCGTCCGACACCGTGCTGCGCCCCTACGCCATCGACATCGCGATCTACCGCCTGGCGCAGGGGCGGCCGGGCCAGAACTTCGAGAGCGTCAAGGCCGCGCACGACGAGGCGGTACGCTTTCTCTCGCGCATCGCCGAGGGCCGGTTGCCCGACCGCGGCGTGGCGGACAGCGACGAGAGCGGCAGCGAAGCCGGGAGCGGCGTGGCGATCGCCGGCCCCGAGCCGACCATGACCCGCGAGAACCTGGACGGTCTGTGATGGCTGTGCGGCTGCGCACCCGTCTCGACAACGACGAACGCCTGAAAGCCGGCCTGGGGCGGCTGCGCTCGCTCATCGCCGACTTGACGCCCGTGATGGACGAGATGGGCGCGGAGATGACGGCGGCCACGCAGGACCGCTTCAAGTCGGGCGTCGCGCCCGACGGGTCGCCGTGGCCCGAACTGGCGCAGGCCACCAAGGACAAGCGCGGCGCGGACGCCAAGCCGCTCGTGGACCGCGGCCACCTGCGGGACTCCATCTCCTGGCAGGCCTCGGCCACCGAGGTGAGCGTCGGCAGCAACCGCGCCTACGCCCGCATCCACCAGTTCGGCGGCCAGGCGGGGCGCAACAACGCCGTCACCATCCCGGCGCGCCCGTACCTCGGGGTGGGCGAGGACGACAAGGCGCTGCTGGCCGAATTGATCGGCGACCATCTGAGGGCGGGCTGATGTTCACGGGCGATATCGTCGATGCCGCCGTCACCCACCTGAGCGCGCGGATCCAGACGCTGGTGGTGGAGCACTTTCCCGACGATCCCAGCCAGTACGCGCTCATGCACCCGACCGGCGCGGTGCTGGTGGCGTACGGCGGCTCGCGCTTCGGCGAGGTCGAGGATCTCGACGCCATCGTTCAGGACCGCGACGCGCAGCTCGACATCACGCTGCTGATCCGCGGCCTGCAAGGCCCCTCCGGCGCCAACGCGCACCTGGACGCGATCCGCACGGCGCTGACGGGCTTCAAGGTCGGCGGCGCGCAATCGAAGCTCAAGCCGATGCGCGAGCGCCTGGTCGGCCACGACAACGGCATCTGGCGCTTTGAAATGAACTTCTCGGCCAAGGTTCGGGAAGTCGAGCGCGGGCCGGACGAGGCCTGGCCGCTGCTCACGCGCCTGACCTGGGACGGCAAGTACGAAACCACGGAGGTCACCAGTGGCGACCAAGAAGACGCATAAGCGTTTCACCTACTACGGGCCGACCAGCGGCATGACGCTGCGCCTGCCCGAGGGTGATCGCGAGGTGATGCTGTTCAACCGGCGGGTCTACGACCTGCCCGCCGCCCACCCGCTGGTGGATCGCCTGGTGCACAAGGGGCACCTGGTCGAGCACAGCCAGCGCGGCGCGCAGGCGCCCGCATCCACCACGGAGGCAAGCTGACATGGCCCCGAACTTCCTTCACGGCGCCGAGGCCATCGAGGTCCCCCAAGGCGCGCGCTCCATCCGCCAGGTCAAGACCGCCGTGATCGGCCTGGTGGGCACGGCGCCGATCCACCTCCTGGCGGATCAGAACAAGGCGAGCGTCAACGAGATCACCCAGGTCCTCGGCGACCAGGACGCCGGCGAGAAGGCGGGGGCCGATCTCGACGGCTACACCATCCCGCAGGCGCTGGATGCGATCTACGCGCAGGGCGCCGGGACGGTGATCATGGTCAACGTCTTCGATCCGGCGACGCACAAGAAGTCCGTCACTGGCGAGACGGCGACCTTCAGCGACGACAAGCTGACCCTCGCCGAGACCGACGGCGGCATCATCTCCGCCACGGTGAAGTCCAGCGACGGCAGCACCACCTACGCCGAGGGCGAGGACTACACGATCGACCGCAAGACCGGCGAGATCACGCGCCTGTCCGGCGGCCAGATCGCGTCCGGCGCCGAGGTGACGGTCGATTACGACCGGGGCGACCCGGCCGCCGTCGAGGGCACCGACGTCATCGGCGGCACCGACAGCTCCGGCAACCGCTCGGGGATGCAGGCTTTCCTGAACACCTTCAACCGGTTCGGGTTCTGGCCGAAGATCCTCATCGCCCCGAGCTACTCCACCCAGCGCTCGGTGGCCACGGAGATGCAGGCGCTCGCCGACGAGCAGAAGCTGCGCGCCGTGGCGCTGGTGGATGCGCCCATCGGCACCACGCGTGACGAGGCCATCGCCGGCCGCGGGCCCGAGGGGGACATCCCGTTCGACTTCGGCGACGACCGGGTGATCCTGTGCTTCCCGCATTGGCGCGCCAGCGCGCCCGACGGCGGCACGCGCCTGGAGCCCTACTCCCAGTATTGGGCGGGCGTGCGCGCGGCCACGGACATCAATCTGGGCTACTGGTACTCGGCCTCGAACAAGTCCGTGAAGGGCGTCGTGGGCGCCGAGGTCGACCTCTCGGCGATGATCAACAACCCCACCTCCGACGTGAACGCGCTCAACGAGGCCGGGATCGTGACGATCTTCCGGTCCTTCGGGTCGGGCTTCCGGGTGTGGGGCAACCGCTCGTCCGCGTTCCCGCGCGACACCAGCCAGACCAACTTCATCCAGACGCGGCGGACGCTGGACGTGATCCACGAGAGCCTGGAGTTCGCCATGCTCCAGTTCCTGGACCGCCCCATCAACTCCGCCCTCATCGACGGGATCCTGGAAAGCGCCAACGACTTCATCCGCACCCTCATCGGGCGCGGCGCGCTGATCCAGGGCAGCCGGGTGCGCTGGCTCAAAGAGGACAACCCGGACAGCGAGATCGCGGCCGGGCACCTGACCTTCCGGATCGACGCCCTGCCGCCCCCGCCGGCCGAGCGCATCACCTTCAAGTCCCACATCGACATCAACCTCCTGCAGAACCTGCAGGCGGCCGCGTAAGGAGCACCGGCCATGCCCGAGGTCAACAAGGTCCACAACGCCAACGTCTATCTCGGCGCGGACAAGTCGCTCATCGGCCGCGCCAACGAGATCTCGCTGCCCGACATCAAGGCGACGGTCACCGAGCACACCGGCCTGGGGATGGTCGGCAAGCTGGAGCTGCCCAGCGGGCTGGAGGTGCTCAACGCCACCGTCACCTGGAACGGGTTCTACGCCGACCACCTGCGCCAGGGCGCCAACCCCTTCAAGGCGCGCCAGTTGCAGGCGCGCGCCAACGTGGAGACCCACGGCCCCGACGGACGCCTGGAGGAGAAGCCGCTCGTCTGGATCATGACGGCCTGGTGGAAGAAGGCCGGCGGCGGCTCCGCCACCCCGCGCGAGGCCATGACGTTCGAGGACGAGCTGGCCGTGAGCTTCCTGAAGATGAAGTACGACGGCCAGGATGTCGTCGAGATCGACGTCTTCCAGAACATCTGGCGCGTGGACGGCGAGGATCTGCTCCAGACCTACCGCGAGAACATCGGCCAGGGGTAATCGGAGATGACCGAGCCGAGGCACGACCCTCACGCGCCACTCAACGGTGAGCGCGGTGATGAAGCCCAGCCCAACAAGCGTGCGCGCGACGTCGCCCAGCGCATCGCGGACGTCCTCGATGAAGAGGGTATCCACTCCTACGAGGCGCGCTGCAACACGATGCTCGTGGCGACGATGAACGCCTGCGGTGCGGCGGGCTACCACTTCATCGTGGATCGGCTCTTGCTCAACCGCCGGTAACGAAGCGGCTCAGCTCGGATATGCAGGCTTTGATCAAAGAAGAGCGGGCATCGGCTGAAGCCTCTCTGGCAGCGGTTATCAGCCGCTGCCCCAAGGTTTCTTGCCCGGCTAAAGACGTCGGAACGGCATCAAGGGTGCGCAGTCCTTCCGAGGTCAAGCGGGCGTCCATGAGGCCGAAATCGATGGGCTCGCCCTGGATGAGGCCGAAATCGGTCAGCCTGCGGACCGTGTTCACGAAGAAGCGAGCATCTTCGGAGAGAGCATCGTTGTCGGTGAACGCGTTGCCGACAAAGGGCTCCGGGCTCAACACCACCGGCTCGGGGAACCGATCGTAAAGGTGCGCCAGGATCCGGGCGGCAAGGTCGTTGAAGCGGCGGATGTTTTCGGGTTCGGCACCCATGACCACACTCACGCAAGCCAGCGGGGATGAGATGACCACATCGCAGTCGAACGAAGGCAAGCCCGAGGCACAAGATCAGGGCGGCAAGGGCGAGCGCCGGGTCGACCTGCCCAGCGGCAGCACCGCCACGGTGCACCAGGCCTACGGCCGCCACCTCAAGCAGGCCGGGCGCATGGCCGGCGGCGAGGTCGCCCAGAACCCCATGATGCTGACCTTCGCGCTCATCGCCGCGACCGTGACGATCGACGGCACGGCCGTGACGATGGAGGACGTGGACGAGATGCCGATCGACGACGTCCTGGCGCTGCAGCGCGAGGTCATGGGGGGAAACGCCTCGTTACCCGGCGTCACCTGACGGCGCTGCAGGCCGAGGGCTGGCTGTCGCACAGCGAGATGATGGCCATGTCCTGGCCGGAAATCCTGGCGGAGCTGGACGATTTCGCGGAATACCAGGACGAAAAGCGCAAGGCCGAGCAGCGGGCCGTCGACAACGCCAAAAGCCGGGGCGGGCGTTAATCCCCGCCCTGGCGCTTCGCCTCGCGCTTGGCCTGGCGCCGCCGCTCATCCTCGCGGGCCTGTTCAAGGCCCTGCTGGATGTCCTCTTTCCAACGGCGAGGCGTCATTTCGCGAGCTAAGCGTGCGAACCCTCGGCCGGCCTCGCGCACAACCGTCCAGAAGAGGCTGCCGAAGCCCCAGGAGATGACACCCAAGAAGGACAGGATGGTGACCAGCGCGGCGATGCCCGCGCCGATACCGAAGAAGACCAGGAAGATCCACACGAACGTCATACCTGTGACTGTAGGCTGAATGCAGGACCTCTTCAACCTATCCGTCATCCTCTCGGCCGTCGACCGCGCCTCGCAGCCCATCAACGACGTGGCGCAGGCGACGGGCAACCTCGCCCAGCACACCCAGGCGATGACGCGGGCGGGCGAGCAGATCACGATCGCCGGCGCGCTCACCCAGGGCGCGGCGGACCAGATGACGGGGGCGCTCGGCCAGGTCGTCCAGCCCGCCATCCAGTTCGAGAGCGCGATGGCGGACGTGCGCAAGGTGGTGGACTTCCCCACCCCCGACGCCTTCGCCGGGATGGGCGAGGACATCCGCGAGCTGTCCACGCAGATCCCGATCGCCGCCACGGGGCTGGCGGACATCGTGGCCTCGGCCGGGCAGTCGGGCGTGGCGCGCGAGAACCTGACGGCCTTCGCCGAGGACGCGGCGAAGATGGCCACGGCCTTCGACATCTCCGCCAGCGAGGCGGGGCAGATGATGGCCGACTGGCGCGCGGGTCTGAAGATTAGCCAGGAGCAAACCGTCGCCCTGGCGGACGCGTCGAACTTTCTGTCCAACAACATGAACGCCTCCGCCGGGGCCATCGGCGAGGTCATCCAGCGCCAGGGCGCGGTGGCCAAGACGGCCGGGCTGGCGGAGACCGAGACGGCGGCGCTGTCGGCGGCGCTGCTGTCCTCCGGCAAGGGGCCGGAGATCGCGGCGACGGCGCTGAAGAACCTGACCGGCTCGCTGACCGCGGGCGAGGCCGCGACGGGCCGGCAGAAGGAGGCGCTGGAGGCGCTCGGCTTCTCGGCCGAGGGCATGGCCTCGAAAATGCAGCAGGACGCCCAGGCGGCGATCCAGAGCGTGTTCCAGGCGCTGGCGCAGCAACCGGCCGAGCAGCAAAGCTCGCTGGCGTCCATGCTGTTCGGGGAGGAGAGCAAGGGCGCGATCACGCCGCTGCTGTCGAACTTGGAGAACCTGCGCGGCGCCTTCCAGCTCGTGGGCGACGAGGCGAACTTCGCCGGGTCGATGGCGGCGGAGTTCCAGGCGCGCTCGGACACGACGCAGAACGCGCTGCAGCTCCTCAACAACCAGGTCAACACGCTGGCGGTGACCGTGGGCTCGCTGGTGCTGCCGGCGCTGAACGACGTGCTGCCCCACGTTCAGGCGTTCGTGGAGGCCGTGCAGGACTTTGCCGAGGCCAACCCGCTGCTGTTCCGCATCGCGCTGGGCTTCGCGGGCATCCTGGCGGTCGCCCTGGCCGTGGTGGCGCCCATCCTGTCCATCGGCGGCGGGCTGCTGTTGATGGGCTCGCACGGCCTGGCCGGCGTGGCGATGGTGGCGCGCGGCCTGGGCTGGCTGATCCCCATGACGGGGCGGGCTGTCGCTGGGCTGTTCCGGCTTATCGCCAGCTCCCTGGTTTACGCGCGCACGGCTGCACCACGGATGCTGTTCAGCCTTGCGCTGCTCGCTCGTTCCCTCACGGCGCGGCTGATGCCGGCGGTGGTGGCGGCGATGCAGCGGCTGTGGGCGCTGACCGCGGCGAGCCTGCGCTTCGCGGCCGGGGGCGCGGCGCGCTTCGTCGCGGGTGCGGCGCGCATGGCGGCGGGCATGGCGGCGTCGCTGATCCCGGCCCTGTGGGGCGGCGTCACGGCGGCGTGGGCGTTCACGGCGGCGCTATTGGCCAATCCGATCACCTGGATCGCGCTGGCGATCGCCGGCGCGGCGGCGCTGATCATCGCGTTCTGGGATCCCATCGCGGACTTCTTCACGCGGATTTTCACCCGCGTTCAAAACGCCTTTGAAGACGGCTTCCTCAACGGCGTCGTCGCCGTGCTGCGCGAGTTCAACCCGATGGTCTGGGTGGCGCGTGGGATCAACGCGTTGGCGCAGTATCTCTTCGGGGTGGATCTGGCGGCGGCCGGGCGCAGCGCGCTCACCAGCATCTGGGCGGGCGTGGGCGACGCCGCGGCCGTGCTGACGGGTTGGATTTCGGACGTGGTCTCGGCCGTGTCCACGTTCCTGTTCGGCGTGGACCTCTCGCCCGCCGGGCAGCGCGCATTGGCAAGCGTGTGGGACGCCTTGGGGCGGCTGGCCACGCAGCCCTTGGCTGTGCTCCAGGACGCGATCTCGGCCGTCACCACGTTCTTGTTCGGCGTAGACCTCTCCGGGTTCGGCGCGCGGGCGCTCGGCACCGTGTGGGATGGGCTGACGGGCGCCGTGCTCGCGCCCGTGCAGTGGGTGAGCGAAGCCGTCGGCGCGGTGACGCAGTTCCTGTTCGGCGTGGACCTGTCGGCCGTCGGCCGGCGCGCGATGGCCAGCGCCTGGTCGGGCCTGCAGGCGATCGCCACCGATCCCGTGGGCTTCGTGCGGGACGCGGTGTCGGCCGTGACCACCTACCTCTTCGGCGTGGATCTCTCGGCCGTGGGCGGGCGCGCGCTCGCCACGGTTTGGGATGGGCTGCGCCAGCTCGCCAGCGATCCCGTCGCGGCCGTGCGCGGCGCGCTCACGGACGTCCAGAACCTGCTGGCCAGCGTGGACCTCAGCGAGTCCGGCCGGCAGCTGCTGCTGACGGTCGTGGACGGCGTGAAGTCCGTCGCCTCCGCGCCAGCCGATGCCGTGCAGAGCGCGTTGCAGGAGGTGCGCGACTTCCTGCCGTTCTCCGACGCGCGCACGGGCCCGCTGTCGGATCTGACCCTGTCGGGCCGGCGGCTCATCGAGACCGTGGGCACCGGCATCGAGGGCGCCGGGGCCGCGCCGGTCGCGCGCCCGCTCGCCGCCGCCTTCGCCAGCGCCATGACGGCCGCCGCGGCCAGCACGCCCACGCCAGCGCTGCCGGCGCCCACGGTGGAGCGCCCCGCGGTGCCGGACGTCCCGGCGCCCGCCGTCGAGGCGCCGGACGCGCCCGGTGTGCCCGTGCCGCCGCCCGCCATTCAGCGCATCCAGCCCATCGCCGACGCCGCCGATCTGCCCGAGATCCCGCCGGCCATCCAGCGGGTGCGCCGGATCGCCGAGGGGCCCGCCGGTGTGACTGCGCCACCGCGGCTCGCCAGCCAGCCCGCCGCGCCGGATGTCGGGCCCGTGCCGCGCTTCGCGCCGCTGCCGCCGCCGGGCCCCGCCAGCACCGCCCCCGGAAGCCGTTCCGGGCAGGCCGCGGGCGGCCCGGTGAACATGACGGTGAACCTGTCGGTGACCATTCAGGGTGACGCCACGGACGGCACCGTGGACGAGCTGGAGAGCCGCTTGCGGGACTTCCTGCGCGAGAACGCGGACGAGTTGGTGGACGCGGTGGAGAGCGAGCAGCGCCGCGCCGGCCGGACCAGCTTCGAGGGCACGGGTTGATGTGGGCGCTGTTCGGCGACATCGCGCTGGACATCCAGCCGGTCGAAGGCTTCGACCTCAAGGACGCCTGGTCCTACGCGGAGCACGGCGTCGTGGACGGTGCGCCGCACGTCCAGGGCACCGGGCGCGACCTGCGCAAGGTGACGCTGCAGGTGCGCCTGCACTGGGCGTTGGGCGATCCCGAGGAGCTGCTGGACCGGCTGCGCCAGACGGCGGATGCCGGAGAGGCCAAGCCGCTGTCGCGCGGCGACGGCCGCACGCTCGGCACCTTCGTGATCGCCTCGCTCTCCGAAAAGCCGCAGTGGACCTTCGAGGACGGCAAGCCGATCGCCGTCGAGGCGCGTCTGCAGTTGCGCGAGTGGCTGGGCGAGCAAGCCGCCGGCCGGCCGGAAGCCGCCGCGGCGCGCGGGTCGCCGCTCGCCCGCCAGTTTCAGCCGAGCCCGAGCGGCGGCGCGCCCGCCAACCGTGTGCCGGCGGATGACGCCGGAAGCGGCGGGCTCGACGATGCGCAGGCGGTATCCGGCCGGGCGATCACGAGGCGGTAATGGCGGAGTACCTGGAGTACACCACGCAGCAGGACGATCGGTGGGATCTCATCGCCTACCGGTTCTACGGCGACGCCACGCGCTACGAGCCGATCGTGCGCGCCAACCCGCACGTGGCCATCCGCCCAACGCTGCCCGCCGGCGAGACGCTGCGCGTGCCGGTTCTGGAGGCATCCGACGCGGTGCCCTCGGCCGAGCTGCCGCCCTGGAAGCGCTGACCCATGAAGGTTCCCGCCCCGGACTGGCGCATCGTCTATCAGGGCACGGACATCACGCGCGACATCGCGCCGATGGTCACGCGCGTGCGCTACACCGACCGCGCCCACGGGAAGTCCGACGAAATCGAGGTCACCGTGGAGGACCGTGGCGGCCGGTGGCGCGGTGCCTGGTATCCGGCCAAGGGCGACACCATCGATGCCGAGATCGGGCGCACGGGCGAGCTGATGCCCGCCGGCACCTTCAAGGTAGACGAGGTCGAGTTCAGCAGCCAAGGCCGGCGCGGCGACCAGGTCACGATCCGCGGCCAAGCCGCGGCCATCACCCAGGATCTGCGCACCAAGAAATCCCGTTCATGGGAGGGGCAGACGCTGCGGGGCATCGCCGACACCATCGCCGGGGCTCACGGCCTGGAGGTGGTCGGCCCGGTTGCCGACGTGCCCTTCGAGCGCGTCAGCCAGGACGATGAAAGCGACCTCGCCTTCCTCAAGCGCATGGCGGAGACCTACGGCCACGCGGCCTCGGTGCGCGGCGAGCAGCTGGTCTTCATTCGGCTGCGGGATCTGCGCGACGGGCAGGCCGTGGCGCGCTACACGCGCCGCGACCTGGGCGGCTTCCGGCTCAAGGACAAGGAGAGCGAGGTCTACAAGGAGGCGACGGTTCGCTACCAGGACCCCGAGACCAAGGAGATGGTCTCCAAGACCGTCCAGGCGGAGAACGTGGCGAGCGGCGACACCCTCAAGCGCACGGTGCGTGCCGAGAACGAAGCGCAGGCGGAGGAGAAGGCGCGCGCGCTGCTGGACGAGCACAACCGCACCAAGTTCGCCGGCGACATCACCGTCGCCGGAGAGCCGCGCCTGGTCGCCGGCGCCAAGGTCGAGCTGGCCGAGCTGGGCGAGCTGTCCGGTCGCTATCTGGTGACCAGCTCGACGCACTCGGCATCCCGGCGCGGCGGCTACACCACGCAGGCGGAGGTGGAGCGTGTATAGGTTGGGGATCGTCACGCAGACCGACCCGGAGGCCGCCAGGGTCAAGGCACGCTTTCCGCACCACGACAACGTGGAGAGCTGGTGGCTGGACGTCCTGCAGCCCAAGACCCACGCCGACAAGGTCTACTGGATGCCGGACCCCGGAGAGCATGTGGCGTGCTTCCTGGACCCGCACGCCGAGGATGGCTGCGTGCCCGGCGCGATCTACTCCGCGGCCGATCCCACGCCGATCGCCGACCAGGACAAGCGCCACACGGAGCACAAGGACGGCACGGTGGAGCAGTACGACCGCGCCGCGCACCACTGGCTGCTGGATCTGCGCGCGAACGACGGCACCGTGGAGATCCTCACGGGGACGTCCCAGGTGCTCATCAAGCCGGACGGGATCTTCCTGCGCGGCGACGTCATCCACGAGAACGACGACAGGTAGTATCGCCATGCCCGCCCAACACCGCAAGGCCGACATCTGCACCGGGCACGGCTCCTGGCCACCGCGGCCGAATGCCGAAGGCAGCCCGAACGTCTTCGCCAACGGCAAGCCCAAGCACCGCCAAGGCGACGGTTGGGAGCCGCACGGCTCGTCCTCGCCCTCGCCGCCGCACGGCGGCTCCCTGGCGCAGGGCTCGCCGAACGTCTTCGTGAACGGCCAGCAGTCCGGGCGCATCGGCGACCCCGTGGACTGCGGCTCCGTCGCGGCAACCGGCAGCGCCAACGTGTTCGTCAATGGCGGATGACGAGACCACCCTCAGCGTCTCCTGGATCACGCCGGCCGGGCGGCTGGCCTCGGAGGTGAACTCCGCCAACGGCCGCGAGCTGTTTAATTGGCGCAAGCAGCTCGAAGCCGATCCGGCCGGCGACGTCGAATACCAGGTCGTCGCCGGGGTCCTGCCGGGCGGGCTCGCGCTGGACGCCGACACCGGGGTGATCGACGGCACGCTCACGGAGATGGACAGCTATGTCGCCGAGTGGTCCGATAGCCTGGACAGCTACGACAAGGCCGAGACCACGGGCGGCAAGTACGCCACCGTCGGATCGGCCGCGGCGGGCGAGCGGGTCTTTCCGTTCACCGTTCGCGCCCGGCTCGTGACCGACGAGACCGTTTACGCCGACCGGGACTTCGAGATCCTGGTGGTAAACAACTGGAGTTCGGACCGGGATCGCTTCGTGCGGGAGCACCCGAGCCTCGGCCCCGAACGCGAAGAGCGGCTCCGCCAAGACGGCTGGCTGCCGCCGCTTTCCAACGCCTGACCCGGAAGCGCTTCCGGGCAGGAGCTGCCCCGACCGCCGCATAGAGTACGCCACATGGCGAAGGCGGTCGGCAACATCCGTTCTCTTCATTGGCAGCCCGCACTCGGCCGCGACGGCGAGGTCGTCGAGGGCGTAGCCGATGTGGACCAGGCCATCCGGATCATTGTCACGACGCGCAAGGGGCAGGTGCCCCACCGGCCCGAGTTCGGCTGCGATTGCATGGAGCTGGTGGACCGGCCGGTGAATGAGGTGCGCCCGCGCCTCGTGCGCGACGTGCGCGACGCGATTGAGCGCTGGGAGCGCCGGGCGAAGGTCGAGCGCGTCGCGGTCACGCCGTTCAATGCCGGCGTTGAAGTGAGCATCCATTGGCGCCTTGCCGAGGGCATTGGCGAGCTGCAGACGACGCGCATCCAGCTCCCCTCGCGCGGGCCGGACGCGATTGAGGTGGCGGCATGAACGGCCTGCCGTCGCCCGTTTTCGTGGAGCGCGATCCCGAGGAAATCACTCGGGAGATGGTCGCGGAGTACGAGCGGCTTGCCGGCAAGCCGCTGGAGCCCGCGCAGTTCGAGCGCATCTTCATCGACATCGTCGCGCACCGCGAGGTGCTGCTGCGCGAGGCGATGCAGGAGACGGGTGAGCAGAACCTGCTCGCCTTCGCCGCCTTCCCGATGCTGGACTATCTGGGCGCGCTCTACGGTGTCGAGCGCCTGCCCGCCCGGCCGGCCACCACGACCCTCGCCTTCACGCTGGCCGAGACGCGCGACAGCTCGGTGGTGGTGCCGAAGGGCACGCGGGTGCGCTCGAAGGACGGCAACGCGACCTTCGCGACGGACGCGGATCTGGTGGTGAAGCCCGGATCGGGCTCGGTCGAGGTCGGCGCCACGGCGGTTTCGGCGGGTGCGCACGCGAACGGGTATCGCGCCGGCGACGTGGCCACGCTCGTGGACGCGGTCATCGGCATTGCCGGGGGCGAAAACGTCGCGGTGACGTTCGGCGGCGCGGACCGGGAAGATGACGAGCGCCTGCGCGAGCGCATCCGGCTGGCGCCCGAAGCGCTTACCGTGGCCGGATCGGTCGGGGCGTACCGCTTCCACGTGAAGAGCGCGCACCAGGACATCATCGACGCCGGCATCACCAGCCCGGAGCCAGGGCGGGTTCGCCTGAGCGTCCTGGCCAAACAGGGCCTGCCGGGGGCGGAGCTGCTGGACCAGGTCCGCAGCCACGTGTCGGCCGACGACGTCCGGCCTCTCACCGACGCAGTCGAGGTGATCGCGCCCAACCGCGTCGGCTACGACTTGGATGCGACGCTCACCCTCCGCGAGGACGCGGACGCGGACGCCGCGCTCAAGGCCGCGGAGGAGGCCGCGAACCGCTGGATCGCGGACCGGCGATCCCGGCTCGGCGCCGACCTGGTCCCCAGCCAGATCGTGGCGGCGCTGTCCGTGGCCGGCGTCTACGACGTCACGGTCAACACCCCTACCTGGCGTGTGCTTGGGCAGCACGAATGGGCCGATGCCGCCTCCGTATCCGTGAAGATCGGAGGGTCGGCCGATGGATGACCTGCTCAAGCTGATCCCCGATGGGATCGACGATGAGCGCGCCCGCCGCATGGTCCAGCTCCTCAAGCGGTGGGACGAGCTGCGCCTGGAAAACCTCCTGGTGTATCGCTGGGACCGCGCCGGCGAAGACGTGCTGCGCCAGCTCGCATGGCAGTTCCACGTCATGGGCTACGAGGGGTGGGCGCTGGCCACGACCGAAAGCCAGCGCCGCGAGCTGGTCCGGCGGGCGATGGCGCTGCATCGGCGCAAGGGCACGCCCTGGGCGGTCAAGCACGCGCTGGGCGCGCTTGGCCTCGATGCCGAGACGGTCGAGTGGTTTCAGCCGGACAGCGATCTTGCCCCCTTCGAGTTCGGCGTGCGCGCGGTGATCACGGCGCCCGTCTCGGAGGGTGTTCTGGTGGACGAGCGCACGTCCGAACTCGTGAGCGCGCTCATCGCCGAATACAAGAACGTGCGCTCCCATCTCGCGTGGACCGCGTTTTCCGTGCGGCTGGATGTCACCGTGCCGCCCGCCAGGGCCGCCGGGCGGTGTGCCGTCCGCCGCAGCGTGCGGGCGCCCGTCGAGATCCTGCCGGTGTTCGACCGCGTCGCTGCCGATGCGCGCGCCCTGGATGCGCGGCCGATCGGCCAGCGTCTTGCCGTGCGATCCAGGGCCTCGGCCGCCGTCCAGCTCGGCGGCGCGATGCGGATGGATCGTCGCTTCGCTGATGGCGCCGCGCCCGACGGCGCGCCGCTCGATGTGCTGCTGCCGTATCGCGAGGGCGAGAGGGTGCCGCCGGCGGAGCTGGCTTGGTCGCGCGCCCGGATCAGCGCGGCCGGGCGTGTGCGCCGCGCGTCCGCCGGTGCAAGCCGAACCGCACGCCGGTCGGTATCCATCGCCAGCAGCGTCGCGGCGAGCCCGCGGATCGCAACCAGGTCCCGCGCTTTCGCCGCCGTGCCGCCGGCCCGCCGTGGCCATCTCGACCTCTACCCCCGCTTCGATTTCGTGGGCGCGGACCGCGTCCCGTTGGACACACCGATGGAGACCGTGAATGCCTGAGCCGTGGAAGCAAGCACGCGTGCTGGGCGCGTATTACAGCCGGTTGGCCCGCGCCCTGCTTGGCGAGACCGCGTGCCCCGTGGCGCGGACGTTTCGGATCGCGCCTGGCTGGCTGGATGACACCAAGGATCCGCCGCAGCCCGTCGAGCCGCCATTCGACGCAAGCGCGCTGCCGGCCGACCCGGTCTTCAGCGGCACGGTGAGCGGATCGGCGTCCGACAAGAGCGCGCTGCTGACCTGCGTGGTGCCGGAGGGGGCGGTGTCCGCCCCGACGCGCGTCACGGCGATCGGCATCTACGATCAGAGCGACACGCTCATCGCCGCCGCGAGCTTCTTGCCGGAGTGGATCACCCCGGACAAGGAGTTCGAGAACCTCATCCACGTGACGTTCCCGGAGGAGTAAGCCGTGGCCCTGACCGCAGACGTCCAGTTCCGCGAGCAGTACGCCTCGCACGCTCTCAATCGGAAGCTCGCCGGCGTGACGGAGCCGGGGGTGTATTGGGGGTTCGAGGTTGCGCCGGCCGGCGGCATGGCGGTGTCGATCGGGATCGGCGACGACCCGGATTATCCCTGGTCCGTGGCGGTGGTCGAGCGCGACGGCTTCTCGCTCACCTGCCGCATGGACACCGAAGAACAGCTCGACGTGCCGGAAGCCGGCAAGGGCTACGACGTCGTCCTGGAGGCCAGCTACGTGCTCGGACAGGAGACCGAGGCCCGGCTCAAGCTGACCCCGAGTGCGGCGGACCATCATGTGGTGCTGGCGCGCCTGGACGTGCCGGCCGACGCCACGGCGATCGCCGATGACATGATCGACACCAACGTGCGCCAGGTCGGTCACCCGGCGCACATGCTGATGCAGCTTCTCACCCAGATCACCACGCTCACCGAAGACCTGACCGACACGCGCGCCCGGCTGACCGCGCTGGAGGCGTGGGCGAAGGAAAACGGCTTTTCAACGGAGCTTTAACGCCATGAGCATGTCGCAGCAGATCCTGGCGCAGCAGCAGGCGATCGAGGCGCTGCGCCAGCGCGTCGAGACGCTGTTGACCGCCTTCGGCGAGGAGGCGCTCGATACCGAAGAGATCAAGCAGCGCATCGACAACGCCACGCAGGACGCCATCGACCAGGTCATGGCGGAGTTGGAAGGGCTCGACGTCTCCGACCTCAAGCAGCGCTCGGAGCTGCAGCGCAAGCTGCTCGGCCTCAAGAACGCGTATGCCGAGCCGCGGTTCTTCTTCGAGTTCTTCGACGACCTCTACGACGCGGCGGACACCATCGAGGTCGGCGGCGTGGAGACCGTGGCCGGCGACAACTCCGTGGATATCTCCGATACGAGCCGTCTGGTCGTGGGGCGTGAGTACGTCCTGGAGACCGATGCCAGCCAGGAAGTCGTGACGATCGCCGAGATCCTCTCGGCCACGCGCTTCACGGCCACGGCGAACCTCGGCGCGTCCATGACCGGGGCGACGCTGCGCCGGACGAACTGGTCGATCAGCGGCGGCCGCGCCACGGCGCAGGACGGGCAGGTCTACTATTCGCTGCCGCTCTCGCTCGGTGGCGTCGCCGGCGACAAGGCGGTGGTGGTGCGCCGCCAGAACAACGACACCAAACTGAGGCTCTTCTACCGCCAGGACGGCGGCGCTTGGACCGAGGTGCCGTGGTCCTGGCAGCGCGACAGCGACAAAGGGCTGACGGACCTCGGCCTCGTCGGCCAGCAGGACGACACCGGAAACATCGACGTCGAGTATCACCTGCCGGTGCAAGGCGCGTTCTCGCTCAAGCTGATGGCCGAAGGCGGCCAGGTCACGGTGCACCACATCGTCGGCCTGGATCGCGCTACGGGGCTTGGCGGCACGCACCACGCCCCGCTGCAGCCGACGAACGACTCTCCGGCGGCCGGCGCCACCGGCCTGCCCGAGCAGCCGACCCTGGCGCTGGCGCAGTATCGCTCGCCGGTGGACAGCACCCAGGCCGGCCTGCAGGTCCAGGTGACGACAACGCCGGGCGATTACAGCTCGCCGCTTCACGACAGCGGAGGGATCGCGGCGGGGCTGTCCTACAAGCTCCCCGAGGGCGTGCTGTCGGAAGGCACGACCTATGGCTGGCGCGCGCGAGTGCAGGACAGCGAAGGTGCGTGGTCGCCGTGGTCGGCCGAGACGACGTTCGAGACCGACAGCACCTGGGAGTTCATCGTCGCGCCCAACAACCAGAACCCCCCGGCTGGGGCGACGGACATCCCCGCGCGGCCCACCCTCCGCACCAGCGCGTTCGACACGCAGGGCTTTCAGCCGATCGACCTGAACGATGGCAGCTCGGATCTGTGGACGCAGAGCGGCGCCACGACCGGGGAATACTATTACACCGGCAGCGCCGTGACGGTGAAGCCGAGCCGAGTGCTGGCCGCCGGCGCGGAGCTGAGCGAGGGGTCGGTCGGCAGCCTCGCCACGGGCGAATGGGCGTGGGCCGACAACGACAGCATCGGCAGCCCGACGATCTACGTGAAGATCTCCGCCGGTGATCCGGATGCGCAGACTGCGGGGCACGTGCAAGCCGGCGAAAGCCACGCGGCGACGCAATGGCAGATCCGCATCGAAGGCGGGGATTACAGCTCGCCGACGTGGGACAGCGGCGATGACACTCTGGATCTGACCGATAAGGTCGTGCCCGACGGCGTGCTGCAGGATAGCCAGACCACCTACTACTTCCGCGCGCGGCACAAGGGTGCAAACCTCGGCTACTCCGAGTGGTCGGCCGAGACGAAATTCACCACCAAGCAGCTCTTCGCGCAGCCGATCGGCCTGGCTCTGACATCCTCCGGTGGTGGCGGCGGAAGCTGGCAACAGGTGGACAAGGACGGCAACAACACCTCGCCCACGGCAAGCTACTTCGAGAACCACCCGGTGTTCGGCGGGATCAAGGACGTCGTCATCGACGGCCAGGACATGGTCGAGATCCCGAAGTTCTACTACAAGGTCGGCGCCGCCCCCTCCGGATCGGATCAAGCTGGCAACAAGGTCTGGTGGATTTCCGACGCGCCGCTGGACGGCTACGAGCCGCACCCGGCGTTCATGGACGGTGGTTCCGAGATCGACTGCTTCTACATCGGGAAGTATCAGGCGGTCGACGACCCGAACGCCAGCGGCACGAAGGCGGCCAGCCTGGCCGGCAACATGCCGCTGGTCAGCATCGACTTCCCGACCATGCAGGACCGCTGCGCGAACCGAAACAACGCCAGCGGCGTGGACGGCTTCATGCTGTGGTCGATCTACCAGCGGGCGGCCATCCAGATGCTGGCGATGATCGAAGTCGCGGGCGCCGACAGCCAGTCCCTCATCGGCCAGGGGCGCGTGAACCAGAGCAGCGCCGCGAACGTGGATGCCACGGACGTGGCGGAGGCGACATATCGCGGCATCGTCGGCCTGTGGGGCAACGTCCGGCAGATGTGCGACGGCCTGCAGATCGACGGCAACCACGTCGTGAGCGTGTGGGACCGCAACGGCAACCAGACCTTTGTGGACACCGGCGTGACCACCGTGCAGGGCAACGATGGCTGGCAGGTGTCCATGCACGACGAGACGGGCGCCGACTACGACCTGCGCGACATCTTCCTGCCGAAGAGCACGGACGGCACCGAGAACAACGGGACCTTCGGCGACTACCTCTGGGCGTCGGATAGCGGCGAGACGAACGTCGCCTACCACGGCGGCCGCTGGGGCGATGGCTCGCGGGCGGGCCTCTTCGACCTGCACTGCAGCAGCGCCGCGTCGAATTCCAGCTCGGCTATCGGCGGTCGCCTCGCAAAGGTCTAACGGCCACCTGAAACCTGTGTTCTGAAGGGCCGCGCGATAGCGCGGCCCAATCCCACGGAGGAAGCCATGAAGATCGGCCAGACGATCGAATGGGGCGCGATCGAAAGCCTCGGCCTTCCGGCCTTCGAGCACTCGCTGCCCGACGGCAGCGTGCGTCGCGAGATCCGGGTCTATCGCGTGCCCGAAGTCGTGGACGCCAGCCGCTACGTCGTCACGGACACCGAGGCCGGCGGCGTGGAAGAGGTGCCGTACAGCCGGGTGCGGGAGACGGACCTGCTGGTGCACTTCACGCTGCAGCCCGACGGCGAGGCGCTCCTCGTCAGCGCGCGCGAGGAGGTGCGGCGGGCGTAAATGTCAACGCTCGACGGGTTCCGGATCCTGGCGAAATTGGAAGAGCTGGATGTGTACAGCCACCAAGCCTCCCTACAATTCCCGCGGTACGAGCGGCACGTGCTGTGCGCCGACATCCGGCGAAGCTGCAACGAACTCATGCGTCTCGCCGTCCGCGCGGCTAAGCGCTACCACAAGAAGACGACCCTTCAGGATCTCGACATCGAGGTCGAGGTTCTGCGGACCTTGGTCCGCAAAGCCCATCGCATGCAGTACATCAACCACCGCCGCTACGAGATCTGGTCGCGCGAGATCGACGAGGTGGGGCGCATGGTGGGCGGCTGGATCAGGTCGCAAGCGAACGGCGCGGGTGCGCGATCGGGCGCCCGCGGCTCGGGCGATGGCCAATAACGGCGGCAACTGGAGCAATGGCTCGCAGGCGGGCCTCTTCAACCTGAACTGCAACAACACCGCGTCGAATTCCAGCTCGAATATCGGCGGTCGCCTCGCAAGCGGAACAGGCCAGAAGGCGTCGGCTCACGGGCCGGCGTCCAGCGCCTTTCATCTTGGGGCTGTCGTCCGCGCCATGGCTGCACGCGCGAGGCTATGGCGAAAGATCAACCGGGGGCCGCGGCAAGTAGCTTGCGCGGCGAACGTTGCGGCCCCTTCTTTTCTCCGCGGAGGCGCATGATGCCGCGCCGCCTCAAGAATGTGTGGCCTGACATCGCCAACTTCCTGAACCTCTACGAGGCATACCGGGATGCCCGTCGCGGGAAGCGGTACACGGATGCGTGCCTGAAGTTCTCATGGGCGCTGGAGAGCCGCCTTTTTGACCTCGAAGGCCGTTTGGTCAACGAGGTGTGGCAGCCCGGCCGGCCCTACGAGTTCAAGGTGTTGGAGCCGAAGCCCCGTTACATCCAAGCGCCGCCGTTCGCCGATCGCGTCGTGCACCAGCCTTGGTGCGTCAGATCGAGCCGGCGTTCGAGCGCCGCTTCATCCGCGACAGCTACGCTTGTCGGCGCGATGCCGGGACGCACGCAGCGGTCGATCGTCTTCAGTATTTCCTGCGGCGAGCCCAAGCCCGTTGGGGCGATCCGTGGGTGCTGAAGGCGGACATCAGCAAATACTTTCCGTCGGTGAACCACGAGCGCCTGCTGAGCCTGTTGGGCAGGGTGATCGGAGACCGTCGGGTCATGGATCTGGCGCAGCGGATCTTGAAGGGGTACGGGCACGACACTGGCGTCGGCATGCCGCTCGGCGCGCTCACCAGCCAGCTATTCGCGAACGTCTACCTAGACCGGCTCGACCACCATGTGAAAGAAGACATGGGGGTGGGGTTCTACCTGCGGTACATGGATGACTTCGTGGTGGTTGGTCCCGACAAGCGGACGCTGTGGGCTATCCACGACGACATCGCGGACTTCTTGGCGACGGATCTGCGCCTTCGGCTGAACCACAAGACCGACGTCCATCCGGCTCGCCACGGGGTGGATTTCTGCGGCTACCGCACGTGGGCAACCCATCGGCTCCCGCGCAAGAAGACGGTGAAGAAGGCGCGTCGCCGCTTCCGCGAGTTGGCCGCGCTCTATCACGCCGGGCAGATCAGCTCGGCCGATGTCCGCCCCTACGTCGCGAGCTTCCTTGGGTACACGAAGCACTGCAACGCGCACCGGACCGTCGAAGGGCTGCTGAACGACTTCGTGCTGCGGCCTGGTTCGGTGGATTCGGCGGCGACGTAACGGCCGGCATCGTTGGCCCCGCGCTGGGGCGCTCTTTGACATCGTTCACCACGCCGCGCGCGGCTTCAAAGCCATGTGGCGTTGTCTTTAAAACCACGTGGCGCGCTACAGGACATTCGCCAGCGTATCGACCCCCGTGGCTTGCACGACGTCGCGCGGGTGTTCGTCGTCCGGACGGGGCTGTGCATCGGTCGTGTCCGGTTCCGGGGGCGCTGCGGCCTCTGACGCTTCGGCGTCGTCGGCCGGCGTCTCC